ATGGCTTATGGAATGAACAAGCTTACGGACAAGAAACTCAGAGCTCTGCTGGGTAGGCAGAGCGAACGAGAGTCCAAGATCTCTGACGGGGCAGGGCTAATGGTTCGGGTCAGTAAGGCCGGCTCTATCAGTTGGTTCTACAAGTATCGCCTTGGTGGGCGTGATACCCCTGCTTTGATGCTCGCTTTGGGAAAATACCCTGATCTCACCCTTGCAAAGGCCAGAGAAAAGCGTGACCAGTGCCGCGCCTGGCTGGCAGAAGGGCGAGACCCTCAGCGAATGTTCAAACTTGGCAGGGAAGAAACGCTAAAGCCGGTGACGGTGAAAGAGGCTCTCGAATACTGGCTCACAGAGTATGTTGATGGAAACCTGGTGAACGATGTTCGATATCGGGAGCGGTTCACCAATCACATATACCCCTATATCGGCGATATGGCGCTCTCTGACTGCGAAACTCACCATTGGCTTACCTGCCTAGCCAGAACGAAGAAAAACGCTCCTAGCGTCGCTGGGATGGTTTTACAGATGGGTCAGCAAGCCTTCAAGTTTTGCCGTATACGCCGTTATGCAGTTTGCCATGCTCTCGACGGGCTTACGATGCAGGATATTGGGGTCAAAACCAGTAAGCGGAAAAGGGTTCTGACGAGCAGGGAATTGACAGATCTGCTAGTAGCCTTGAAAAGCGATTCGTTTTCGCCGTATTACACCAGCCTGGTATCGCTGCTGATCTCGTTTGGTGCCCGTACTGGTGAAGTCAGGCTTTCGGAGCTGAACGAGTGGGACCTGCGCGACAAACTATGGACCGTTCCTGAAGCGCACAGCAAAAACGGCGAGAAGATAATCAGGCCTATTCCAGACCGCTTATGCCCTCTTATCGAGCAGCTAAAGCAGCAAAACAAAGAGTCCGGGTTGCTGCTGGGTGAAGTTAAAACCGATTCCGCCGTGAGCCAAACAGGGCGAAAAATGTGCCAGCGGCTGGGGCACTCTGAGCACTGGCGGCTTCACGATTTGCGTCGGACTTTCTCCACAGGGATGAGTGACCTCGGGATCGCGCCTCACATTGTAGAGCTTCTACTTGGTCATACGCTGGGTGGGGTTATGGCTGTTTACAACCGTAGTCAGTATTTACCCGAAAAACTAGATGCATTGAATCGGTGGTTAGAGCGACTGGACCTGCTCGCAGGCAATAACGAAAACGTTGTTATTTTAAATGTAGGTGAAAAATGAGAATTAATAAAAAAAATGACCTGCCAAGTTGGTTCAAGATGGAGAACTATAAATTTGTATCAGAGATTGGAGATAAAGAGTTACTTTCTCAATTAGCAGCAAGATATCTTATTATTGCTGAAAGTGAGTTTGTACCGATAGACTCTGAACGAACTTTGGGTAAGGGGTTTATAGAGAATGCGGAATCCGAAATGGTTGAGTTTGAGACTAGAAATGTTTTTGCAAATGACAATCTTGGCACCCTACCGCAAGGTGGAGGTGTGGAACCACTGTCTATTCATGATGTGTTGGGAATTTACTCAGACATAAAGTCCAACGAAATTACGGAAGATTTAACATCAGAAAATCACAGTATTATAACGAGGGTAACTGAATTAATTAGAAGCGTTAATACGGTTACTGATAATTATTTTAACTATATGTATGTAAAAATAGATTTATCATGGCCTGACGCTTTATTATTGAATGATATTGAAAACTTGATTCCAAAGTGGAGGCAATGCATATCTAAAGAAGAGCAACGTTCATTGCCTAGTACTTCTTGGCGAGTGGCAAAGAGGAAGATTATCGATTACGCGCTACTTCCGTTAATCGATCTGATGATTTGGGAAAAACAGACGGGTAACAAGATAACTAACGGGGTCTTGGCTGTGACTGTCTTCCCTGAAGGCGACTATGACTCGACTAGTATCACCCAGACAATCAAGCCAACTATAGAAAAAATGATGGATTATTTTTCTATAGAGAAATACAAGCGTGAAATTTTCGATTGGAAAGATCGAGCAAATAGTTAGTAGAAGAATAATTTTTTTATCTTGCCGCTGCTAACCTGTCCAAACGTATAGAAAATAGCCTCCACAACATACAAACAGTGGAGGCAAAATGCCGCAATATACCAATCCTACTCCTGAACAGCGCCGTACAATTCTTGCTGAATACGGCGAGCCTACAGATCGTAATGCGAAAGAACCTGAGCGAGGGCGCATCACAGGAATTTCACGTTCTACAGCTTGGCAATATGAACGCGATGGTTTATTCCCTGCCCGTCGTCACCTAGGGCGAAAAACTTGCGCCTGGCTGCTGAGCGATCTGCTTTGGTGGATTCGCAACCCCCCAGCTATTGGTGGTGTGCATAATCCACATGAGCGCCGCAAAGCTAAAGCAGCTGCGGAGGTGGGCCAATGACCAGAATTGTTGGGGTGGCACCTTTGTATGGTTTCTCATACAACAACAAATATCATTACTGTGTTTTTATACAGTATTTTAACGCTAAACTGTTCTCCATAGCTTCCAAACAAAAGGAGACAGTATGTTAGAGGCCATCTTTACACCACCCACACCTGAGCAACGCCGCAGCATTCTTGCGGAGTATGGTTTCACCTACGATAAACGCATCCGCGAGCGTGAGTGTTTGGATATCACCAGCTTATCCCGCACCACCCGCTGGCAGTTCGAGAATGAAGGTAAGTTCCCGGCCCGCTGCCACTTTGGCCGTAATTCATGCGCTTGGCTTCTCAGTGATGTGTTGTGGTGGGTTCGAAATCCACCAGCCGTTACAAACGTTAATAACCCATATAGCCGCCGTTCCGCTTAACGAGGAATAACCAATGAAAATGAAACGTACGGCCATTCTTGGTCGGGCCCCAACTCACCCTGAATTCACTGCTGGTGCCAATATCGCCGAGCTGAAGTTCCACGACCAGGTGGTAATTCCATTCGACAACGGCGACGGGAAAATATGGTTCACGGCTGAGCAATTGGCCAAGCTGCTCGGTTATGCAGATGTGAAGCAGGTGAACAAGATCTTCCAGCGCCACAAGGAAGAGTTTACTGAAAGTATGACGATGGTGACCAAAGTGACGGTCAGCAATAAAAACAATGAGTTAGAGCACGTTCAAATCCGGCTGTTCTCTCTTCGCGGCGCTCACCTGATCGGCATGCTTTCGCGTACCAAGATCGCTAGGGAGCTGCGTATCTGGTTGCTGGATTTGGCTGAACAAGAAACCCAGCCGCAGGCCTTGGATCTGGCAAACCTCAGCTTCGCCTCATTGAAGGATTTGTCGGTAAAACAGATCACCGATTTTCTCGTTAAGGCAGAGGAATATTCGAAGAGGGAGAACGGCACCAAAGGCAGCATGAAAATGCACCGTCGCAAAAAAGAGAAGAAGGCGATCGATAACGCTGACCGAGCAGCAAAGCAATTCATCTTTTTCACTCTGGGGCTTGAGTTCGCTGATGGTGAGGTATGCAAATGATGGCTGGTTATTACAAAGAAAAAGGCAGCACCGCAAATGCTGCCCTTTGGGACGACTGCTTTCTCAATCTGAAGCACTGTCAGTATATTGCAGAACGGCAGGATCGGCACTACGAAAATTTCGTAGGTCAGCCCTCTGGCGATTCTTTGGGTTTCTTGCGCTGCCGGCGCTTGATCTCGCCTTGCATGGCGGTAACGATGAACTGGGCAGTGCTTTCGCCTTCATCTTTGACTAACTCAACTGCTTCTGCTACTTCGTGCGGAACGCGAGCGCTCATTTTTTGTGATTTGTTGTTGATGTTATTTGGCGACATTACTGGTCTCCGTGTTTTTTTGTGGGTGCCAGTATACACGAAAAATAATTTCAAAAAAGGATTGAAGTGGGTGCCACTTGGTGTTTATAGTGGGTGCCAGTTGGATGTTGCAGCATTCAATAATAGCGAAGCTCCAGGGGATTGCAGTCCGCCTGGAGCCTCTAACCACAACGTAACTGAGACTTACATTATGGCATGTTCACATGATACCCAAACTCGGCCTAAATTTGTATACCTGTTCCTGGGCACCCCCAACGAATTTCCCGACTCCACACCGACGGTGCTTCGCGCTGAGGCCGACACCGAGGTTGACGCTCGCGCCAAATTCCCTCGCTGGACGCTGACCTTTGCCGCTCAAATCCGCACTGAAGCACCTTGCCGCCTGCAGATTTTCTCCACTGACGAAGGTTTTATGTGGGTTTACGAACAGCGCCAGTCTGTATCGGAGGTGGCCCATGCATAACATTTCCCCTGAAATTCTGACCCTGCTCGGCATTTATCCAGGTACCACTGGCCGAGTGATGTTGTACGTCGAGAACGGCGTTATCACTTCGAGCCTGCCTATACCTGAGCATCATTTCTGTTGTTCGGTGGAATGCTTCGTTGAGCTGGCGCAGCGTGCTGGCTGGCATGTCTCACCAGAACGGCCTGATCTGGAGGTTGCCAATGTCGCATGAAACCTCATTGCCAGAGATGAGCCGGCAGGCAGACCAATTAAACGCGTTGTTGCTGGCGATGAATATTGGTGCTGACGAAATCGATATTACGGACATGAATACACTCATCACGCTGGCGATTGATCTGGCTGGTGGGCCAGCCTGTTGGTTACTGGAAGAGCAGCATCGCCGGGAGAAGAAAAATGCGCAGACCTCGTAATTACAAAATGTTGTCGGAAGTTGTGGCTGATCTGCTGCTGATGGCCGGTGTTCTGTTTATCACACTCGGTAGCCTGGCTGGATTCGTTTATCTGCTGGGGCTGATGGCGGGAGGTCATCATGCGTAGCGTTAAGGTACTGGATGCCATCAATGCTCTTGCAAAAATCCAGGCGTTGGCCGCCGCTGCTGGCTATCTGACGTCGAGTGAGCGTGAGGAGCAGATCTGTTTTGAGCTCGTCGATTTGATTGAGGAAATCGCCCGGCGTGGCGCGGAGGCTGAAAATGAATAAGACCCATACCTATCAGACTCATGAGGATGTATTGCTGCACGTGCAGCGCACGGCTGATTTGTTGGATTGTGCCCAGCAGATGTTGGCATGTGGCAATGAGCACCTTGTGAGGTACGTCGGCTCAGTAGTTGATGCCGCTGGTGATTATGCGCAGCGAGCGGCAAATGCGCTGGATCTCGGTGAACAACCAACGGTGAAAAATGAACAGGGGGTGTGCAATGACTGATAAAACTGAACTGATGGCTGGTGGCGCTCTGAATTACGGCTCTGACTATATCGATTCTCAGGAATTGCTGGTGCTGGTCAATGAAGCTCGTAAAGAGTGTGGGCAAAAGCCGATCCGTAATAATGATTTTGTTGCCCGTATCAAAGATGAGTTGGCCGGGGAGGCTTACGAAACTTTCGTAACCCCTATGGACAGCAAAAAAGGTGGCGCAGACCAGGAAGTCATCGGAATGCACCGTAAGCAAGCCCTCCGTGTCGCGGCGCGGGAGTCGAAAGCGGTGCGCCGTACTCTGGTTGATAAGCTGGAGGCTCGTTACCAGCCAGCACCCGTGCAGCACGAATTATCCACGATGGAAATCCTGCAGCTTGCGATGGCGTCAGAGCAGGGTCGCCTCGCAGCAGAAGAGCGGGCCGACCATGCGGAGCGCACCAAGTCGCAGATTAGCCGCAAACGCGAGGCCTCAGCCCTTGGCAAACTCAGCGCGGCCACCCGTAAATGCCGGGATCTGGAAGAGCGTCTGGGCGAAAGCGTGAAGCACGCGACCATCACCAAAGTTGAAGGTAAGACCGGCAGTGGGTACAAATTCGTGGATCTGCGCCGTTGGTGTAAGGAGCGAGGTGTCACGGCGGTCGATGTGCCAGACCCACGCTATGGCAGCGTCAAGTCATGGCCAGCAGGCGCATGGCTGGACGTGTACGGCATTGATCTGCGCAAACTCTTCGGGGGTGAACTGTGAGCTATATCGAACAGATTTTATCACGCACCGATATCAGCAACGAAGACACCGAACAATTGAAGTTCATCCGCATGCACTCTGAGGGGGCGTATGCCGGGTTGCTGTCCGGGTTAGGCGCCATTGGCAATATCACTTTCTGGGCGTGTGATAATAAAGAATATACGGATGAAATGGCGCGGGCAGATTTATGTTCACTCGGCGAAATGCTGATGTATATCCCCGGTATTACGGCAGCCCTGAAATTTAATGCTGATGAGGCCGATTTTGCCATTAATGATCGTGAGCGAAAAAAGAAACGCTGACACCCAACGTTAATTAATTGCCATCAACAAATTTAATACCGACACCGGTCGGGGGCTTCACTCGGCCGGAATTCGGGAAGGACAGACTATGACTCACTCAATTGAATTAAATCGCAAGCACATTGCGGAGGCGTTTGTGGATTATTGCAAGCGTCGCAGCGGTGGACACCCGGTATGCACAGTGACGGTCAATCGCCAGCAGGTCATCCTTGGCGAACTGAGCGCGGACGCGGTACACCGTTGCCTGACAGACTGCTTTGAAGTGGCGTGTTACAAAAAATACGGACAGGCCAACAGCCTCAAATTATTGGCGTCCACCTATTCCGGCATGCTGAATAAAGACAACAGCAAATTAACGCCGGAAGGCATCGAGTTTATGGCATCACTGATGAGTAATGCGGTGGAAATGGCACTGAAAAACCCGAAGGACAACACCCTCGGTTTGGAGATGTATTAATGGCAACGAAAACTACCCCTGAGATTATTCGCTCTGGCGAGTTCATTCTGACTCCTGGCCTATCTGAAGGTGGGTTGGGTGATATCACTGTTCACGAGCAGGACGGAAAGGTTTTTGTTGCAACCGTATTGGTGAAAGATATTCCGCAGTGGGTCAATGACCGCGAGCACAGTTGTGGGCTGCTGGAATCTGAGTTAATGGCGTTCTGGCTTCTCTACACCGGCAACCCGTCAGACGCGGATTCGTTGCTGTTCTGGCGCTGGCGTTTTGTGGACTGCTGGCGGAATTACCAAACCGAATTAACCGGCGCACCGTCCTTCACGCATGAAGTTAATGGCAATTTGAATATTTTGCCGATGTATCCCCGCGCCATGCGCTTCGCCGTAGCCAGTCATATGGAAGGCGCCATGATTGAACATCTGGGCGAAGAGAACGGTACCCGAATGGCATTGAACATGTATGCACAAATGGTGGCACCGCCAGATTCTCCCCAGTGGCTGACTCCTTTAGGCATCGAAGCGGTAGAAAGGCTGAAGCGGGTGTTTTTCGAGGCTATCGAGCTGATTGACAAAGGTCCACTTCCTGAAGAGGTGATGCACTGATGAGTAGTTCAATCAAAACCCCGGATGGCGTCGCACATGAGCAGTGGCCGGATGCACTGTTCTCCAGCGTTTATCGCTGGGTGATGGGCAGGCCTGTCATGCGGAACGAAGCGGCGGCGGCGGTAAAGCGGACCAAACAGGCAACGCCGGAGGGCGATTTGGCGAGAAAGCTGAACACGATGGTTCTTGGCGACTCCGTGAGTCCAGAATGGTTGGCTGACAATGGTTTCCAGTCGCACAGGTCGCCAGACGCTGCCAGGGAAAAACGTGAGGCGCTGGTGCTTGAATATATTGAGCGCAAAACCCTGGCGCTTGCCCTTTCTGACGGCGAGCGGATAAATCGCTTGTTCAATCAGGTCACAGACAAGACGGAGCAGGCACGAAAGCAGGCAGCACCTTCTGGACTGAAACCTTATGTGGATGCCCGAAACGGCGGGCTGTACTGGGTGGAGCCGAAAACTGATCGGGATACCGGTGAGATCAATGAAAAGGAAAGCTGGCTATCAACGGTGACGGAGGTGGTGGGGGTTGGCGAGGATGATGCGGAACGTTACCTGATTCTTGCCTGGACGCCGGAAGGTAGCGATGAGCGGCGCACTGAAGCGGTTCCATTGCGCGATATCGGTGAGCGTGACGGCTGGGCAAAACTCAAGGCTGGTGGAATGCTGATCACCTCAAAAAGTGGACTAAGGGCCATTCTTGCCGACCACCTGCAGCGCAGTGGACAACGTGACATGTGGGCGATCGCCAGCGCCAGCGGGTGGCAATGTGGCGCCTACATCATGCCCGACGGTGAGGTGCTGGGGAGTCCTGAAAAACCGGTGCTGTTCAATGGACGTTCTGCTGCTGCGCGGGGTTATACCGTCAAGGGAACGGCAGAGAGCTGGCGTAACAGTGTGGCCATGTTGGCGAAGGGTAACCCATCAATGATGCTGGGTATTGCGTGCGCGCTGGCGGCACCGCTGATCGGTATCGCGGGTGCAGATGGCTTTGGTGTTCACCTGTTCGGTGGTTCGTCGGCAGGGAAAACCACTACCGGCAACGCGGCCAGTACGGTTTACGGTGAGCCGGATGCACTTAAGCTGACCTGGTATTCAACGGCGCTCGGGCTGGTGAACGAAGCGGCGGCACACAACGATGGATTTATGCCATTGGATGAAATTGGTCAGGGCAGTAACCGCAAGGTGGTGGCTGATGCGGCTTATGCGCTCTTCAACGGCGTGGGCAAGATCCAGGGGGCCAAAGACGGCGGCAACAGGGATATCAAACGCTGGCGGGCGATGGCCTTCAGTACCGGTGAGATTGATATGGAAAGCTATATCCGGGCTGATGGCGGAAAAATTAACGCCGGGCAGCTGGTGCGCCTGCTTAACGTGCCGATCACCAAAGCAACGCAGTATCACGGTTATGCCGACGGTAAGACGCATGCTGATGCCATGCGCGACGCCTGCAAGCAGAACTACGGCGTTGTGGGCCGTGAGTGGATAAACCAGCTTGCCAGCCAGAAAAAGGCGGCGGTTGAAGCTGTGCGTGCTGCCGAACGCCGTTGGTTGGGGCTGCTGCCCGAGGAAGCCAGCGAGCAGGTTCGCCGGGTGGCGTCACGCTTTGCTGTATTGGAAGGTGCCCTGATCCTGTCGAAATCGCTGACCGGGTGGGGCGAGCAGGAAAGCCGCGATGCCCTGCAGCACAGTTTCAATGCCTGGGTGAATGAATTCGGCATGGGTAACCGTGAGGCCAAGGCCTGGGTAGAGCAGGCGGAAGCCTTTTTGCAGCGCTTTGGTTATAGCCGGTATATGCCTCATCCCAACGGCGATCCCCGTGACTTGCCGATTCGGGATCTGGCGGGGTATCGGGAAGAGCGGCCAGGACTGGAAACATTGATATTTCATACCTATCCGGCGGTGTTTCGTGACGAGATCGCCGCCGGTGCCAATCCCGTCGCATTTGCTCAGGCGCTGGCCGATGCAGGCATGCTGGATAAGCCCACCAAGGGAATGACTAAGAAAACGTTGAGAATTAACGGCAAACAACCGCGCTTTGTTGTGCTGATGATGCCAGACGACACCGAGGAGGACGCGTAATGGCCGCACATATCGCAACACACGGCCGGCTGGTGGCTGACGTGCAAACCAAAATCACCAGCAACGGCCATTCGATGGCGTTTGGACGTATGGCGGTGCCGCTGCCGTGTCATGGTGCCGACGATGGGCAGTCCACCTTCTGGCTGGCGGTGACGGCGTTCGGCAAGCAGGCGGACTTTTTGGCAAAGCACAGCAAAGGTGACCTTATCAGCGTATCCGGGACGATGAATATCAGCCAATGGACCGGCGGCGATGGCCAGATGAACACCGGGTATCAGGTGCTGGCAGATTCGGTTATCAGCGCACGTACGGTACGTGGTGGTGGCAAGCACCAGAGCCAATAACGAGGAGGGCGGTCGGCGGGCCGCCAATTCGAAGATGAACACAGGGTGTGCAATTCATGAAAGACCAGAAAGCCGAAATCCTGCGCCTCAAGCGAGAGGGCAAGGGGTATAAAACCATTTCCCGTCTCACCGGCGTGAACCTTAACACGGTAAAGACCACCTGCCGCCGGTCGGGGCTGTTTCGCGATAATCCTGAACACCGGGTGCTTTTCACTATCCCTGAGCGAAAATACTCCACGGCAGTAGCTATTCCCAAACCGTTGCCGTTTCAGTGTGCTGTCACAGGTGATAAGCAAACCGATGCGTATTTGTGGGTACTGGAGGTGATCAAGACCGGCGAGCCTGCGCACATTGCGGCAGCGGAGGAAGCGCTGAAGAAACTGAACATCACGCCGAAGCAGGCGCAGGAGAACTACACGCGCCACCTGCAGGCGCAAGGGGCCGATTGGACATCGGTATTTTCCACCATGTGGATGGACAATCCTCAGCACTACATTGACCAGGCAAAAGCACAGCATGAGAAGGCCGGCTCTGTACGAGGTGTATTTGGCAATCTGGAGGCGACATTTCAGCCTGTAGTGGCCGAACGCCGTATTGAGAAAGTGTACGGGCCGTACCACGAGATTTATTGCGATTACATGGCTAAGGGGCCGGGGGAGTTCGCCTTTACTGATGTGCTACCCGAGCCTTACACACTGGGTGATGTCGTGAGGGAAATCCAGTATTGGGATTGGCTATCATCAATGCGTGGCGGCGCACATAAAGAATTGTACCCCGATGAATATGCCCATGAAGACACGCACTTGTGGGATAGGGAGCAATATCTTGACCATTTGCTGGAGACGATCAGGCCGATCACCCGTGCTGAGGCGCTCGATGTACTGAAGTGGTATCTGGATTACCCACGCTATCAGGATATGAACGCGGACAGCGATGGGGTGTATCTGAATCTGATCGGCATGCATGAAGTGGTTTAGTGCTGGTTGTGTCGTTGTTTCGTAAAATGCAATGAAGTGAGGTGTGTTGCAATTTGTGCAATAATTGACATATTGATTTCATTGCGTGAAAGGTGGCAAAAATGAGACTGGAAGCAGCGTTAAAGCACTTCAGCCCGCAAGGTTTGACGATGACAGACACATCAACGTGCACTTCTACGGATCGTGTTACCGGTACTGATGTTATGGCTGCTCTGGGAATGGTCGAGGCAAAGGCTCGTTTCGGCATGGCGGCGTTCCTGGGTAAAACAGGCATCAGCAGCGAAGACCGGGAGAGAGCTATCGCAGAGCTAACCCTGTTTGCGGTGAAGAAGGCACCGAAGCACGTCGGTAAAGTCGCCGGTCGCCGCATGGCCCGCTGCATGCAGATCCTTGCCGCGCTGGCCTATGAGGAATATTCGCACTCCGCAGGAGCCAGTGTGACCTGTCACGATTGCCACGGAAGAGGGCTGGTGGATGTTGAGCGCGATGTCGTGATCTACCCGGGTTACATCGGTATGGACGGTGAGGAGAAAATCGCGCCGACAACCAAACGGCAGGTGGTGCGCGAGATGTGCCAGACCTGCAACGGTAAGGGCAAGATCAACAAGCGTTGCCGGAACTGCAAGGGGACAGGTAGGGCGCTCGATCGTGAGGCAACCAAGGCCAGCGGCGCACCGGTGATTAAGGATTGCGAGCGGTGCGCTGGGAAGGGGTTCAGCCGTATGCCGTCATCCGTGGCCTACAGGGCGATCACTGCGCTGTTACCTGACCTGAATGAAAGGACATGGCGGCGGAACTGGAAACCTTTCTATGAAGCATTGGTAACTCAATGCGAGATAGAAGAGGGGGTAGCAGCGGCAGAATTCAGCAAGGTGACCCGATAATGATTTTTTGAACGAATGCTTGATTTGTCCGAACTTGGCGTGTATTCTTCAGATTGTGGAATGAAGCATCCAAACACACCGCAATAAAAAGAGCATCGAAGCCCCGCCAGCAATGGTGGGGCTTTTTGCGTTTAAGGGGGGTATAGGAAAATGCAGCAGTAAACAGATAGACCGCTCGAGCCGTTCTCTACAAATAATATGACCGGCGGAAGAAAGGGGGGCTGCTAGCCTGAATGACCCCCATGCGGGTGCTGGACGCACTGGTGGTACCAGGAATAACCATCCAACGGTGAAGCCGCGCTACTCGAAGGGATGGGATTTATCGGTATTGAGTTGGATGCTGACCATCTGACAACGGCCGCGGCGCGCATTCCGCTAAAACGGTCTGCAAATTGTACATTAGTCTGATAAGTGTTGTTACGCAGTGAGGTAGCTTACCAACTTAAAAAACTCTATTCGGTGAGTTTTTTAGTGTCCGTATGATCAAGACTCCTGCATTTTTTTATTTTTTATGAATTTGTCTTTCAGTGTTAATAAAATAACATGCTGATTGCTTATATCATTAAAGTAACAAAATGCCCTATTCATACATCCTCCATTGTCATGGGAATTAAAATCCTCGGTATATCATCGGGGTTTTTTTATAATTAAATTTTAGTGAGGTCGTTTTGAAAAGCAAGATTATTAATGTGTTGTGTGTGTCCCTTGTTTCTTTTTCTAGTGTTTCTTTTGCTGAAATACCAGAGTCAAGAATGATAAATTATGAAAAAAAAGTATCTATATCAAAAGAAAAAGAAGTAGCCTTAAATAAACTAGGTGAAGATGTATACAAATCATCTGTGGATAAATTGTATTCTCAAAAGAACTGGGGGAAATATGGAGCTTTCACTAAAGTCGGTATGGAGGTTCAAGGGAGCTTGGCTTATGGCATGGCCTTGAACGACTCATCAGATCTTGATATTGCTTTTATTTATCAATATAACGGTGGGGCATCTATGAGTGTTCTCGATCCTGTTGCGCTTAAACATGATGCAGTAAATGCCTTCAAAGATGTATTTGGAAACCGATTTAAGTATGCAGTTAAGGATCCAGTGGTGAATCTTAGCAATGCAACTGAAGATGTCGATATTGCATTCTTCAATATACTTAAGAGCTCGAAATCTGAGTGCTCTACTACCAATCGTTGCTCTGAACTTAATTATGGGAAGGACTCTTCTTCGGCTGGGTGGTATTTGTCTGAGAGATTAAGCCTATACGGGAAGTTTGATGATTTGTTTACAAAAAACACCACAAAAAGGAATGTAATTAATAGGGCTGGAAAACTATTTAAACTTTGGAGAGGAAACGTTTTTTCTAAGGAAGAGGTTAAAATCCCTTCGATTGCACTGGTAACCATGATGTATGATTTTTCAAAGGATAAAGGGAGTGCATACTCTTTTAATAAGTCTACAGATTTGCTCCGTGATGTAACCAGTTATGGAATAACTAGGTATTTCAAAAGTGATAAATGTGAAGGCGCATCAAGTGCAGAGATTGATTTACCCGTGTATCAAAAGGACCGGAACTTATTAAGTAAGCTTAGCTCTGCCCAGCGGATTAAAACATGTGAAGCCATTGTAGCTTTTAACAAAGCTCTTCGGACTGCAACTTCACCGATTGTAAGCGAATCTGACTCAGTAAAGGCACTTGAGCCTTATTTAGGGAAGTTTTAATATCGAAGTATCCTGATATGGTATTCATCCCCAGCCAATGGATGACAAGACACCTCACGATTTCTATGTCGCTTGGACATTGTCGCCAGACAGCATTGTACTGAGTGAAATATTCGAGTCTGAAATCACCGCTGATATAAAAGAAACATCAAAGAGTGTTGTGTCGCTATCCAGACGACTCTCCTATGCGCGCCTCGGCCCTTTAGCTTAGTTGGTTAGAGCGCGCGACCATTAAGTTGTAGGCGCGGGGTTCGAGGCCTGATGGCGGACCAATGCGGGCATCGTATAATGGCTATTACCTCAGCCTTCCAAGCTGATGATGTGGGTTCGATTCCCACTGCCCGCTCCAAAAAAAGCTTTTCAGCCTGCGAAGATGGGATTACCCGGAGTGGCTGGAAAGCGCATCAGAAGGGCGCATTTAGTTTTGATACGCACTATCGATCCCTACCCTGGGTTATCTGAATGCGTCCCTCGATGTGAAGTGACCGCCGGGAAAGACCGGCGTCCATTTCTAACCTTGGTTAAGTTACATACGCCTTACTCGTTTCATGGACTAATAACTTCGATTGTGCACCCTTCGTTTATAAATGTTGGTAATTCTTCTAGGTTTAATCTTGAAATGGCTCGCTTTGGACCACCGTTATAAGATATTAATACGTGGATTTCAGGATTTTTTATTAAAAGGAATGTGATGCCTGCGTTGAGTTTTAATATATTTTTACCTTCGGGCTTTATGTTTGCGTAAAAATAACAAGACTCGTTGGGGTGTGAGGAAAAGGTTTTTTCTATTTCTTTGAATACGACACCCCATTTTTCAAGTGGTTTCAATATGTTCTTGGTGTGCTCATCATATGTTAATACCTTTATTTTTCTCATGGTTCTGATTCCTTTCAGTTGGTTGCATAGATGTGTGTTCGTCTTCAGTGATGCAGATAAAGGTTAACTTATAACTGTTGGCGCTAATGTCAAACTAATAACATGTGTCTAAGTGTTTAATTTAACATTTGATGTAACGCGCCAATTTTGGCGACTCAAAACTATCCTTTGCAGGGTATACGCCGCCATTCATACACTGGTACACATTCGAGGCCTCGCTTAGTGGGGCTTTTTTCCTTTCTGATACCCGGAGCCGGGCAATGAATAATCAACACCTGCCGCCGGGGTTCCTGGAGGCGACTTTGCTGTGGATGAAAACCAATGCACCCGTGCTTTATGGAGCGTTCGCTGCGTTTGGTATGGCTACCTTGCTGACGCTGCGCGATGGCAAGTCATGGATGGATGCCGTTTATGCCGGCGCCATTTGTCTGCTGATCTCGATGGGCGTTATCAATTCGCTGGAGCTATTCGGGATGAGCCAGGACAACGCGCTGCTGATTGGCGTCGTAATCGGTGGGATAGGCGTAGAGCGCTGCCTGGCAATCCTCCGCGCCTTCTCAACGATGAAAACGCATGTACCAATAGATGAAGTCAAAAAGGATGGTGAGAAGCATGAAGACAAGCGCTAACGGTAGAGAGTTCATCAAGGGTTTCGAATCACTGCGACTTAAGGCGTACCCAGACCCAGGCACCGGCGGCAAGCCTTGGACGATTGGCTGGGGGCATACCAAGGGAGTGAAGCAGGGTGACCGCATCACACAGGAGCAGGCAGAGCAATTCCTCTCTGATGACTTGGCCGTGTTTGAGCTGACGGTAAACAGCGCTATTAAGCGCCCAATGATGCAAAACCAGTTTGATGCCATGGTGTCGCTGGCATTCAACATAGGCGGATCTGCGTTTGCAGGCTCAACGCTGGTGAAGAAATTCAACGTCGGTGATGCAAAGGGCGTGGCAGATGAATTTCCCAAATGGAAAAACTCTGGGGGCAAGGTTGTGCCTGGGTTGGTGAAACGTCGTGCAGCTGAACGTGAAGTGTTCTTGTCATGAATGGCTGGATATCAAAACTGACCAGCGGGGGATTGTTGATCCTGATGGCGGTGTCTATTTGCCTCGGCGGGTATAGCTCGTTGTTGTCACATAGGCTGGAGCTGGCGCGGCAACAGTCTGCCGAGCAACAAAAAACCTTGGCACAACAGGCAGGGTTGATTGCCACTCTGCAAGCCCAGGATGCTCAGAACCGTGCACTGATGGCAGCCCAGCAGCAACAAGAACAGCAGTTGCGCCAACAGGCCGACATCTATCAAAGGAAATATCGGGCTGCACTAGAAAATAATGCCTGCGCTAAGGCTATCGTACCTAATGAAGTTTTGGGGCTGTTTAAGGGAGCATCCGATGAAGAAAATAGGGGCGGGATTAAATCAGAGTGAGTTAAAGAAAATCCTCAAATATGACTGCGAAAGCGGTCATTTTTTTTGGCTTGCCCGTCCTGATTCTGATTTCAAGACGAAAGGGGCATGGAAGTCATGGAATGCAAAGTATCCTGGAACAATTGCCGGCACGCTGATTGATTCAGGCTATGTAAAAATAAATATCAGAGGGAAGATTTATGCGGCCCATCGTCTGGTATGGCTCTACTTATATGACAAATTTCCTCCCGAAATGATAGACCACATTAATGGAGTCCCTAGTGATAACCGTAGGGTTAATCTGCGGTTGGCAACAGCTTGTCAAAATATGATGAATGTACCGCTCAAAGTCTCTAATAGCACTGGTGTTAAAGGGCTTTGGTATTACCCCAAAACAAAACGATGGATTGTTCATGGTCGCGCTAACAGGAAAAACCATTGGTTAGGTGCTTTCGATAACATCATTGATGCGGTTGCAGCTCGCCGCCGATTCGAGAGGGTGCACCATGGTGACTTTGCAAACGCAGGGTAAACCAGTGATAACCGCACTGCTTCTGGTGCTGTGCTTGACCTCCTGCGCGGAAAGGATACCGGCACCACCGGAGCCTATCGTTCTGTTACCCCCTGAGTCAGTATTCAAGCGATGCGAGCAGCCAACGCTGCAGGGCGACACTTGGGGCGACATTGGCAGTCATGCGCTGGCGCTCCAAACGGCTTTATCAATATGCGCCGGCCAAGTATCCATACTGAACCAATGGCGTGAGAATCGCACATATTGAAAAGAGCGTTCTATTAAATTGCAATATGATTTCTCAGTATTCACCAATGTGAATTATATGGATATGAATAATTAGCTTCTGCAAGGAGAAGTGCGTGGGATGCATTGTTAGTGAACTAAAGAGCTCAAATAACTATGAAGTGAAAACAGAGGAGGATTATAGGTTAGCGCTATCTCTTGCATCGGCAGGGTTGATAACTCTTTCCTTTGGTGGGAAAGGGGCTTCGTGTTTAAAAATAAAAAATAAGTTCATCCCTGTATACATTTGTTCGGCGACTTATAAATTAAAGATGATTTTTAGAAAATACTTGATTTAACGTTTAAATTTAGCATAAACAAGTATTTGCAGTTGCACAGCGTTCTGCGATTAGCTTGATGGAATTGCAGGGGTATTCAGTGTGTGTCATCGATAATGCTGACGTATAATCCTCCTCAATAGTAGAAACCTATGTCATACAATCCCAGTAATTAACCAAAATAAAAATATGGATATGGTGACCCTGGATCTTACGGCGTCAGGTTTAGTGTACAAAGAGCGCATTAACCAGCCGGTGATAGCTATTAGGTGGAGCGAGAGCTACCTGGAAGGTCTGCGTGAATAATCTCGTGAGCGTGTAGCGCATTACTGAGAGGTGGGCAAGAGGTTACCTCTCGGTAATGTGCCCGTTTATCTGCAAATGGCAGAGGCCAACGGCAAGAAATAACAGAACCCGCTTCGGCGGGTTTTTTATTGCCCATCACAGAGTATCTATCCAGGTGCTGCGTAACGGACGAAAAAAAGCCCCTCCAGACGAGGGGCAAAAAATATCAACACCAGGGAAAACGTTACGTTAATTAACTTTTAGTTATTGTATGGATTTAAAAATAGAAATACTGATGCAATTTTGCATTGGTGTGATGAACTAATTCGCATTGCAGTGTGTCCTTACGAGACTTCTGCGTAATGTAAGATAACCAAAGCCATCACTCTGCACCTACCGCGCACCCAGCGCATCGGCAGGCTGGTGGCTTTTCTATTCGGAGATACGAACCGTCTACGTGCCAGCGCAGTGGCAGGCCTTGTCGCCGGTGCTACAGCAACTGATTCCGCCGCCGCTGCTGCCGGCTGCCGATTGACATACGGCCAGGCTGTTTACTGGATTGAGTCGCTACTGGTAACGGTCGATAAGTTTAACCGGCAGTTGGAAGGGGTGGAAGAAGCCGACTGCGATTGGGAGATGAGGGGACGGAAAGGCTCGAAAAATCCGTTTAAATGAGAATCAATCTCAGAATTTACGGGTCCTTTCTGGAGTTCAAAACACCGAGGGGCGGGAGACGCGCGAAAAGTCGCTATTTATGAGCTTTTTGGACGCGGATCCCACTTCCTTCTCACTTAACACCTAACGCATTGTTTTTACTTAATTCACCTATAGCCTAAGCGGGAAGTGATCCTATCGAGATCCTCTCGATTTTCGGGAAATCACTTCCCGGTTAAAAAATTGTTAATAAAAAAGGTTTCGAGGGGATTCATGAATGTAACGAAGGCACAACTGGCGGATCTCTTCGAAGTTTCAACGCGCACGATCACCACATGGCAATCGCAAGGAATGCCGGTAGTGGCCGGCGAGGGGAACGGCGGTAAAGGCGGGGAAAATACCTATTCGACAAAGGACGTTATTACCTGGTACGCCGACCGCGAGGCCTCGCTAGAAAACGAGATATTGCGTAAAGAGCTGGACGCCCTGCAGCAAAGCGGGGATGAGGCCTTGCAGCCCGGCACTATCGATTATGAGCGCTACCGTTTAACCCGCGCTCAGGCCGACGGCCAGGAATTAAAGAATGCTAAAGACTCCGCCGAGGTAGTGGAAACCGGCTTCTGCATGTTTGTCCTGTCAAAGGTCGCGGGGGAGATTGCCGGCATTCTAGACGGCATTCCTCTCTCAATGCAGCGGCGCTTTCCTGAACTGGAAAATCGGCATATCGAATTTTTAAAGCGGGATGTGGTGAAAGCCATGAATAAAGCGGCTGCGCTGGATGAAATTCTTCCGGGGTTGCTGAATGAGTATATCGAACAAACGGATTGATCGGCTGCGTTATTGGGTTGCAGCCGGTCTGCGCTCGCTATTCCGCCCCGTTCCTATGACGGCGGTAGAGTGGGCAAACGAATATTATTACCTCCCCAAAGAATCCTCCTATCAAGAGGGGCGCTGGGAAACGATGCCGTTTCAGGTTGCGATCATGAACGCAATGGGGAGCGATGACATCCGGGAGGTGAACCTGATCAAGTCGGCGCGCGTCGGCTATTCGAAAATGTTGTTGGCCGTCGTGGCGTATTTTATCCAGCACAAACAGCGAAATGGGCTGTTGTGGCAGCCGACGGATGGCGACGCTGAAAATTTTATGAAGTCGCACGTCGAACCGACGATCCGCGACGTTCCCAGCCTCCTGGCAATGGCGCCCTGGTACGGAAAAAAACACCGCGATAACACGCTTTCGATGAAGCGTTTTTCGAACGGTCGGGGTTTCTGGTGCCTGGGAGGTAAAGCGGCAAAAAACTACCGTGAAAAATCGGTCGATTATGTTGGCTATGACGAACTGGCCGCCTTTGATGAGGATGTGGAGAAAGAGGGGTCGCCGACGTTCCTGGGTGATAAGCGCATAGAAGGCTCAGTGTGGCCAAAGTCGATACGCGGATCTACACCGAAAATCAGGGGCATATGCCAGATAGAACGCGCCGCCAGTGAATCCGGGCATTTGATGCGTTTTCATGTGAAATGCCCGCATTGCGGCGAGGAGCAGTTTTTAAAGTTCGGCGATCGTGAAACGCCCTACGGTTTTAAGTGGGAATCAGGGAAGCCGAAGACGGTTTTTTATCTCTGTGAGCATAACGCCTGCGTGATACGCCAGCAGGAACTTAATTTTAGTGATGCGCGTTATATCTGTGAAAACACGGGCCTTTACACGTCTGATGGCCTCCGCTGGTTCGAATCGACGGGGCAGGAGGTTGATCCCCCTGAATCAGTATCCTTTCACATCTGGACCGCTTACAGCTCGTTTACTACCTGGGTGCAAATCGTTAAGGACTTTAGAAAGACGAAGGGCGACCCGGGCAAGCTGAAAACGTTCACCAACACGACGCTAGGCGAAACCTGGGCCGAGGAAGTGGGGGAGCGGCCGTTACCTGAAACCCTGGTCGAACTGGCCGAACATTACCGGGCAGAGGTACCCGATCGTGTGGTTTACCTCACTGCCGGCATTGACTCCCAGCTCGACCGTTACGAAATGCGTGTTTGGGGCTGGGCGCCAGGTGAAGAAGCCTTCCTGATCGACCGCGTGATTATCATGGGCCGGCACGATGAAGAAGAAACGTTGCTGCGTGTTGATGAGGCCATCAACAAACAGTACCAGTTAGCCGACGGCACGATCATGACCATTGGCCGCGTTTGCTGGGACTCCGGCGGTATCGACCCGGCGATTGTTTATAACCGTTCGAAAAAGCTGGGCCTCTTCCGGGTAATACCGATCAAGGGAGCCAGCGTTTATGGGAAGCCTGTGGCCAACATGCCGCGAAAGAAAAACAGTCATGGCGTTTTTCTGACAGAAATCGGCACAGACGTTGCCAAAGAAGTCATTTACAGCCGCTACAAACTAGAACGTTCCGCTGATGGCTCCCCCGTTCCTGGGCTTATCCACTACCCGAATAATCCGGCGGTTTTTGACCTGGCCGAAGCCGAGCAGATGACGGCAGAGGAACTCATAGAAAAATATGAGAAAGGGAAAATTAAATTGCTCTGGGACGCCAAAAAACGCCGAAACGAGGCCCTCGACTGTTTTGTTTATGCCCTGGCGGCTTTGCGTATCAGCGTTTCGCGCTGGCAACTGGATTTGGATGTGTTACTGGCCAGCCGCCAACAATCACCGTCCGGCCAGCAGGCCAGAAATAATAATGACTTGGCCGCCCTGGCGGCTCAATTGGGAGGATAACGTGGCGACACTGGCACAATTGGAAGAAGCCCGAAAAGCCTTACACGAACTGCTAACGGGTAAACGTGTGGCATCGATTCAAAAAGACGGGCGCGCCGTGACATTCACCTCCGCCACGTTAAACGAGCTGCGCGCCTATATCTCTGATTTAGAGGTTCAACTGGGGTTAGCCAGTCGGCGCCGAGGTCCGGCGGGGTTCGGGGTATGAATAAAAATCAAACTTTACTTGGCCCGGATGGCGCGACGCCGCTGCGTGAGTATGCCGGTTATACCGGTGGCGGTGTGGGCTTTGGTGGCCAAATTGCCGGTTGGCAACCGTCCTCTCAAAGCGTAGACGCCGCATTACTGCCACAATTTGAACGGGGGAACGCCCGGGCTGATGACCTGGTGAGAAATAACGGCTACGCAGCCAATGGCGTGCAATTACACCAGGATCATATCGTCGGCTCATTCTTTCGCCTTAGCTATCGGCCAAACTGGCGGTATCTCGGCATCGCGGAGGAAGAATCCCGGGCGTTTTCTGACGAGATAGAGGCGGCCTGGCGAGAGTACGCAGAGGACCCTGATTGTTGCCTGGACGTGGAGCGCAAACGCACCTTTACGATGATGATCCGTGAAGGCGTGGCCATGCACGCTTTTAACGGGGAAGTCTTTACCCAACCCTGTTGGGATCGTGCTCCGCATCGACTGTTTCGAACGCAGTTTAAAATGGTCAGCCCCAAACGTATCCGAAACGGTCCCGGCGTACTCGACAGCAAAACGCAGCGGGCCGGTGTTTCGCTGGACAAATACGGCGCCGCCATTGGTTACAACGTGGTGGATGACAGCTATCCGAGCTGGGGCGCCCGCCGCGTTTCCTACGTGCCCCGAGAGCTGGCAAATGGTCGGCCGGCGATGATCCATATTTTTGAACCCCTGGAGGATGGCCAGACGCGTGGGGCCAACCGGTTTTACAGTGTGATGGAGCAAATGAAAATGCTCGATACGCTGCAAAACACGCAACTGCAGAGCGCGATTGTTAAGGCGATGTATGCCGCAACCATTGAATCTGAGCTGGATACGGAAAAGGCGTTTGATTACATCCTGGGGGCTGGGAACGTGCAAGGTCAGGAACCGCCTATGAATAAATTCCTGGAGCAATATCTGATTTATTACCAGGCCGCGCAAGTGAAGTTTGGCGGCGCCAAAGTCCCGCACCTGTTCCCAGGGGACAAACTGGAACTGAAAACTGCGCAGAACGCGGATAACGGTTATTCAGTCTTTGAACAGTCGCTGTTGAGATATATCGCTGCCGGTCTGGGGGTGTCCTATGAACAGCTTTCCCGTGATTATTCGCAGGTGAGTTACTCCAGTGCCCGGGCATCGGCTAACGAATCCTGGCGTTACTTCCTCGGCCGCCGCAAGTTTATTGCATCACGCCAGGCGAGCATGATGTTTTCCTGCTGGCTGGAGGAAGCCTTGATCCGTGGGGTGGTAAAAATGCCATCCCGCGCCCGTTTTTCGTTCAGTGAGGCGCGATGTGCCTGGAGTAATTCAGAATGGATAGGTGCCGGCCGTATGGCCATTGATGGTCTGAAAGAGGTGCAGGAGTCGGTCATGCTGATAGAGGCGGGTTTAAGTACCTTTGAAAAGGAATGCGGCAAGCTGGGCGAAGACTATCAGGAAATTTTCCGGCAGCAGGTTCGGGAGGCAGAAGAACGCAAGGCAGCCGGCTTAACACAGCCTGCGTGGGTGGCTGCCGCTTTTCAGGCTCAGCTGCAGAACTCAACACAAAACGAGGGAGGTCAGCGTGGATCAAGCGCGTAACTTGCCCCATATCGCCAGTATGGCACTCAATGAGCCGCTTTTATTAGAACCCGCCTACGCGCGGGTTTTCTTTTGCGCGTTGGGTAACGAGCTGGGCGTGGGGCGCCTGATAGATGGCACAACAAACACGGTCTTATCACCGCCGCAAATGACCGAATTAGCCGCGTCCTATGGTCCCGGACGAATGACTGTCTCGGATAACGGCTATGACATCCAGGACCGGATCGCCATTGTCCCGATATCGGGGACGTTGGTCAGCAAGTCCGCCGCTTTGCGTCCGTATTCTGGCATGACCGGCTACAACGGGATTGTTTCCAGGGTAACAGCGGCAATTAACGATCCCGACGTTGACGGGATTTTGCTGGATATGGACACCCCGGGAGGGATGGTCGCCGGCGGATTTGATGCGGCCGATATTATCGCCCGTCTGCGTAGTCAAAAGCCGATCTGGTCATTGGCCAACGATATGAACTGCAGCGCCGGCCAACTACTGGCCAGCGCGTGCTCTCGGCGCCTGGTCACGCAAACGGCCAAAGCCGGCTCTATCGGGGTGCTGATGGCCCACAGTAATTACGCCGGTAATCTGGAGCAAGCCGGCGTCGATATCACCCTGATTTTTGCCGGTGCTCACAAGGTGGACGGGAACCCCTGGGAAGCCTTGCCAAAGGAAGTTCGGGCAACATTTCAGGCAAAAATGAACGCGATCCGACAATCCTTTGCGGAAAAAGTATCGGGCTATACCGGTATTTCCGTTCAGGCGGTGCTCGATACCGAAGCGGCCGTGTATACCGGCCAGGAATCGATAGACGCAGGTCTATCTGATGAGCTGGTTATCAACACCGATGCGTTAGCGGTCATGCGTGAGGCTATCAGTAACTCAAAAGTAACCCGGTCTATAGGAGGCCAAATGTCAGTAAATCAAACCCAAACCGTAGCGGATACGCCAACTGGATCGGAAGTGGCCACAGCACAAACGGCAGCGGCTCAGCCCGCCGGAAGTGTAACAGCGGCCGTTAATGATGCCATTCAGGCCGAAAATGCCCGCATCATGGGGATTTTAGATTGTGATGAGGCCAAAGGCCGCGGCGTCTCTGCGCGTGCCCTGGCAGCCACGCCAGGTATGACGGTAGAAAATGCCCAGCGCATTCTTGCCAGTATGCCGGAAAGCGCTCAGGTGCGGACTGAAACGGGACTTGATCGCCTGATGGCCGATTCTCCCGAAGCCCTGGGACAAGGGGCTGCGGCAAAGGCCGAAGAAAACGACTTAATGAACACCCCGGTGTAAGGAACCCCAGAATGGTAAATCAAGAAGAGTTTAAGCATATTCAGCCCCTTGGTGGCAGCGATGCGGCACATACTGCGATCGGCATGAGTGGCCTTACTGCGGCAACGCCGGCACTCACCCCGCTAATGTTGAAAGAAGACACTAACAAGCTGGTGGCATGGGATGGGGCAAAAGCCGGGACGGCCGTTGCTATTTTGGCGCTGGCCATCGATGGCCCTCAACCGAAAATCACGTACTACAAATCCGGTACATTCCGGGTTGAGGATGTGCAATGGCCAGAAGCAGCGGCCACTGATGAACTGAAATTTAACGCCTTTGTTGGCTCGGCTATCAGCGTTAACTAATAGCCCCCGACCACCACTTTATAACCGCGCCTGGCGCGGTTTTTTTATGAGGAAAACTCATGTCCCAATCCATGTACTCGACGAGCAAATTGATCGCCGTCACAGAGACAAAATTCAAGTTTGACCCGCTGTTTTTGCGTGTTTTCTACCGTGAAAGCTACGAATTTGATACTGAAACCGTAGACCTGGCCAAGATCCCCGGAGAGGTCGCAATGGCGGTTTATATCTCTCCAACGGTTGAGGGTAAAGTGCTGCGTTCGCGTGGCGGCCTGACCACGCAATTTAAGCCGGGTTACGTTAAGCCAAAGCACGAAGTTAACCCGCAAATGGTGCTGCGTCGTCTGCCAGATGAAGATCCGGAGCAGTTGAAAGACCCCGCTTATCGTCGTAATCGCATCATCCTGCAGAACCTGAAAGATGAAGAATTGGCTATCGCCCAGGTTGAAGAAAAACAGGCTGTCGATGCTGTGATCAGTGGCAAATACATGATGACCGGCGAAGAATTCGAAGAGGTTGAAGTAGACCTGCAGCGCGACCCGGCCAACAACATCACGCAGGCTGGCGCTGGTCGCTGGTCTACCCAGGACAAGGAAACCTACGACCCGACCGGAGATCTGGAGGAGTACGCGCTCAATGCGTCCGGGATTGTCAATCTGGTTGTGATGGATCCTAAAGCCTGGTCCCTCTTCCAGTCTTTCAAAGCTGTGCAGAAAAAACTCGATACCCGCCGGGGATCTGTGGCTTACCTGGAAACCGCGCTAAAGGATTTGGGTAAAGCGGTGTCGGTTAAGGGCATGTATGGCGATGTGGCCATCGTGGTTTACGTTGGCCAGTATATCGACCCTAAGACCCAGAAAAAAACTAACTACATGCCTGAAAACACCTTTGTGATGGGTAATAACGAGGCACGGGGCATCCGTACTTATGGCGCCATTCAGGATATTGAGGCATTAGCCGAGGGCATTACCAAAGCCCGCCGTTACCCGAAAAATTGGGTTCAGAAAGGCGATCCGGCGCGTGAATACACCATGACGCAAACCGCGCCTTTGATGCTGTTAGCTGATGCTAATGAATTCGTGGTGGTGAAAGTCGCTTAACCCATCCTGTAGGGGCTACGGCCCCTTTTCCCCTGTTTTAGAGAGAAAACACAATGGCTAATAAAGACGAGTTGATCGCCAAGCTGGGCGAGCTGGGTAAGGTGCTGGGCCGTGAGCTGAGCACGGAAGGGACTATCGCAGATTTGCAACTGCGGATCCGCGAAGCCGAAGAGGAAATCGAGGCACTAGAGGAAGACGGCGACGGTACAGACGGTGCTGGTGGTTCCGGTCCGTTGCTGCAGACGACCACCGAACAACGCCAGCCAATGCCGCCAAAATCAGAAGGTGAAATCGAGTGGGTAACGGTCCGCGTGCTGACGACGTTGCACATCAACGCATTGCATGAAACGCGAAATCAACCCGTGAAAATGGCGTATGCCGGCGATACGGTCCGCGTTCTTTCCTCGGACGTGGACGACCTGGAAGACGCTGGCCACGTGACAGAGCTTTAAGGGGGCGGCATGGATGGGTTCGATAACCTTTTTGATGGGGCCCTTTTCGATGCTGACAGCCGAATTATTGAGGTAATGGGGCGGGAAATGGAGGTGTTTATCAATGGTGCGCCGACGCCTGTCCGTGCCGTTTTCGATGAGCCTGCCGCTGATACTTCTCTGCCTTATGGCGCTGCAACGGTCCAGGACGTCGCCCCTCGGTTATTTGTTAAAACGGCGCTGATTGCTGGCCTGAAACCTAAAGATCGGGTGGAGATTGGCGCGGAGGCCTTTTGGGTGGTGAAAGTCGGCCCCGACGACACAGGAACCTGTGTTGTTACATTGGCGCGCGGAGTGCCAGGGAAGCCCGCGCCGGCGATCGATAAATGGAGTAAATGATATGGCCCGAGCAAGCAGGTTAAGGCGAGATTTACCCTTTGATATCGATCTGCAGGTACTGCAGCGGATCGCTATTTCTGCCGGCGCCAACCATACGCAATACATGCGCGCGTATAGCAGGGCCTTAAATCGCACCATGACGACGCTAAAAAAACGCGTTGTTGGAGATATGAAAGCCGGCATAGCGCCTCGCAACTTATCCCTTATTCGTAAACGCCTGCTGTCGTTTCGCTTAACCCGTGGCGCGCAGCTGGACGAGGGGAAGTTGTGGTTTGGTCTGAATGCAATCAAGGTTAAGGATCTCAAAGGCCGCGTTAAGGGCCGGATCCGCCCGCACCATGACCGCAGGGACCCCCAGACAGGGCGATTTATTGCCGCCAGGCGTAGGGCCTCGGCGGAAGTTGGTTTTGAGCCTAAAGGCGAATTGCTGACGGCTAAAAACTTCCCTGATGGCGAGGTAGGCCGAACGCGTGCCGGCCGGCGAACGGTATTAATTCGCGACCCGCAGACCCGCCGCGCGAAAGAGGCGGAGGTCGATATTTACGCACCGATGCTGGACTACATCGAAGACAACGCCTTTTCAGACGTTGCGCGGATTTTCTTTCATCACTTTGAAACGGATTTAAAAGGCCGCGTGAAGATGCGGATCAACGTGTGAGGACGTATGCCAACACCGATTCTAATGGCCAGCTATCACGACGCGATATTGTCCGCGCTGCGCGAAATTGCGTGGGTAGTTTATGCCGATGATTACCCGGAAGTGGTCACACAGTTGGAAACACCGGCGGTGTATTTGTCTATCGCCGGCTGGGAGAATTCCCCTGGCTCTGATGGTCAGTTGCGCGTTGAGTTTGAGCACGATCTCTTTGTTGTTGTGGACCGCTCAGCGACGGCCGACATTTCAAAACCTCAGATTTATATTCGCACGGCTGCAGCTGACCTTAGCCAATGGATAGAGGGTAAAACGTTTGGGCTTGAAGGGCTGGAGCCGGCGGAGTTTGTCAGAGCCGGGCCCGATAATTTTGATTTGGCGATGGATGATTACATTGTCTGGCGGATCACCTTCACCCAGGTGGCCGCGATGGGTGAAGATCCGTTTGAATCGAAAGCTGGCCCACTGAAAAAGGTATTTTTGGGCAAGGCCCCGAATATCGGCAGTGCGCACATTGACGATTACAGGCTTATCTACGAGAAAAAAGAGGGCGCCGGCGATGAGTGATGACGCGTTATCAGACCTGCAGCGCCGGGTTGCCAATATGGTCCGCCGGGGGGTTATTCATTCGGTAAAACATGGCAAACAACCGTTTTGCCGGGTGGATATTGGCGATAACGTCACAACCTGGCTCCCGATGTGCCAGGGGTTCGCCGGCGCCCATCGCAGCGATTCAAACCCGTGCGCAGTCGGGGACCCTGTGACCGTGTTATCTGAAGCCGGCGAACTGAATAACGGCCGGGTTTTCCCTGGCTGGAATACGGGCGCCATGCCGGCGCCAGAAGGCAGTGAGGCGGAGCACATCACCCGATACAGCGACGGCGCCGAGTTTCGCTACAACCGCGAAGACCACGCCTTTACGCTGGCACTGCCGGAGGGCGGCACCTATGAAATTATCGGTAAAGGGACGTTGCGCGGGCCGGTTACGATAACGGAAGCACTTACTGTACAGGGTGAAAGTTTCCTGCAGGCGAACACGACAGTCACGGGAGACTTGTCGGCCACGGGGAAAATATCAGACGGCAAAAGCACGCTGGACCGGATCCGGGAAATTTTCAACGACCATACCCATCCCGATCCGCATGGCGGGAGCACAGATAAACCGAATAATCACATGTAAAGCAGATGTGTTATTAATAATGAGGTAGCATTATGCCCCCGATAACTCATGAGGACCTATTTGTGTCAATTACATTTAAAGAATTGTCAGAAAAACAGCAGCAAATTAATGAGGCAATGCATCAATATATACAGTGTATCAGAGATGCAGCTAAAGAGGTGTTGGAAAACTACACGTGTTCTCTCAGTTTGGACAGTAAGCATTGGAAAGCAATTAATGGTCATGACTATCCTTACGTCTATATAGATTCAGGTGAGCCAGCAGACCTTGAAGTAGATTTAACGAGTGGTTGTAGGTTTTCGATAGCAACAGTTACTGAGGGAACCCCACGCTCATGTTCCCAGTACTTAGTACCTGTTGAGATCTACGTAGAAAAGGATGAGCTTCATATTAAAGTTGGTGAGCATTCACAATACTCTAAAATTTTCTTCCCGGTTGATAGCAAGGCCAAATATTCCGAAATAAGCGAAGCAATTAAAGATTGCGTAATGCTTCAGATGAATGGCGTATCATTCGGAAGACAGTCAGCATCACCGATCACTCGCTGGTCGCAATAAATAATAGAGATATAAAACCAACCCGCTGAGTTTAGCGGGTTTTTTTATGGGGGGCACTATGCAGGGAGTTAATGCAGCCAACGGTAAGCGCCTGACGGGGACAGCTCACTTGCGCCAATCCGTCTTTGACATACTGACCACACCGATCGGTAGTCGCGTTCTGGTCCGGAATTACGGCAGCGACTTGCTGGACCTGGTGGACAACCCTCAGGACGACAGGACGCGGGTGCATATCATCGCCGCCACGGCCAGCGCCCTGGCGAAGTGGGAGCCGCGTCTGCAGGTGAAAACCGTGTCGGTGCAGTTTGCCAGCGCCGGGCAATTTGATTTGACGATTTACGGCATTAGTACAGAAACAGGCTACCCGATCACTTTGGAGGAGTTAACGATAAATGGCGACTAATTCCGCGACGATTAACCTTTCAGAATTGCCCGTTCCTGACGCGGTAAAAGTCCCCGACCCATCGCTGATTTTTGCCGGCTGGTTGGCGCGACTGCAGGGGTTGGACCCGGTTTATGACGCTTTACTGGAGTCTGACCCGGTATTTAAACAGGGAGAGGTGTTGGCGTATCACTCGACGCTGATCCGCCAGGGCATGAATGACTCTATTCGGGCTGTATTGCTGGCCAGCGCCAAGGGGAGCGACCTGGACCAGTTGGCCGCTAATTTTGATGTGGCGCGATTGCTGATAACACCAGGCGACCCGAACGCCGTCCCGCCAGTGGCAACGGTATATGAAGACGACGAGGCGTTTAGAACCCGGATACAACTGGCCTGGTCCCGGTTAAGTACCGCCGGCGCCGAAAACACCTACACCTTTTTTGCCGCGTCTGCAGACCCTGACGTTTTAGATGTTCGGGCATATGGCCCCGAAGATCATCAACGGCTTGGAGAGGTTTATCTCTATGTGTTGTCCCGGACCAATGAGGGGATCCCATCGGCGGAGGTGCTGAAAAAGGTTGCTGAAGCGGTCAATAAAAAAGAGGTCCGGCCGCTGACCGATTTTGTCACGGTGAAGCCGGCGGAAATGGTGGATTTCGAAGTCATCGCAGATATCCAGATCCCCTATGGTCCGGACACTGACACGGTGATGAAAGCGGCAGAGGATGAGCTGGCCAAGTACCTGGCCATTGTTCACCGCCTCGGCCGGATAGTGTCGTGTTCGGCCATAGACCGCGCATTGCATCAAGCCGGGATCGTGACGGTAAAACTGCTTTCACCCGCTACAGATATCAGTATGGCAATGGGGCAGGCGCCACGATGCTCAAAAGTGACGCTGCGTAAGGTGATCATTAATGCCGAATAAATTTGAAACCCTCCTCCCGCCTAATGCCATCCCGGCAGAGCGCGCCCTTGAGCAGGCGACGATTGAGGAGGTGCTCTCTATCCCTGACCTGATCCGGATAGTGAAAAACCCGGCGTTGTGCCCTGTTGAGCTGTTGCCGTGGCTGGCGTGGGAGTACAGCGTGGACACCTGGAACACGGACTGGACGGAGGCGGAGAAACGGGCGGCTATCGCCCGGGCGGCCTATATCCATCGGCATAGAGGGACCCGGGCGGCGATCGAAATGTCGCTATCTTCCTCCCCGTTCTCTAGTGATGTGATCGAGTGGTTCGAAAAGACGCCCCGGGGAGAGCCTTACACGTTTTCGCTTGATGTGACCCAGGATGACCGGCCGCTCACCTTAACGGACGTGCAGGATCTGAAAAACGCGGTAATGAAAGGCAAAAATCTGCGTTCCTGGTTCGATGTATCGTTTAAAGGAAGTCTGGACGGCAAGGCAATTTTGGCCGGCTACATGATTGCGTCCGAGTCATTCTCAATCGTTCCCGTATTTGAGTTTATCGGTGTACATATCAACGGCTGGATGACATCAAACTTTGCGCCTACGTCATCGTTTGATGGTGCAGTGTACACGTTGATAACGCAGGGCAATTTTGGGGCGATCACCTGGCACGTTACAGGTCCGGCGACGGTGGCCAGTGATGGGACGGTAACAATTACCGGTCCAGGAGCGGTAGCCATAACGGGAACGGACGCCCGGAATCGTTCGATCAGCCACGCTATCAACCCAACCCGATATTTCATCCCAACGCCGGTAGATATCCAACTCCGGCAATCTGAGATGCCTGCATTTATTGAGAAGGTAGGTGGCAGGATGGGATTGGTAGAGGAGTTCATTCGCTGGCCGCAAACGGGAGCCGCGAGCCAAATCCGGGAGATGGGACATTTATTCGGCGAGTGGGGACCTATGTCTTTTTATGGCTGGAGAAAACGCTTTGCAAATACCAACGAAGATGCGCGCTGGCTTACTGACAGCCCAGGAAGCACCTCCGCTTACCGGCGGGTTGTGAGGCTGAATACGGGAACCTGGAGGGAGTTGAGTGCATGGGATCCTAATCCTCAGTCAGTCGCTGCTGTGATTGATTTGGAGAGAAAATAATGGCTTCAGGATTAATTTTAACTGCCGTCGGTGCCGAGGCGATAGAGAATGCTTATCAGGCCGGCGAGGTGGTCACTATCCCGATCGTTGCGTTCGGTGACGGTGGTGGGGTATCTGTTACCCCCGACCCTGCAGTAACAAAATTGGTTAATAAGTTCGGGGATGTACCTTTTACCCAGGGGGATTCGGGTAGCGGCATGATTGCCGGCCAGGCGGTCATTAACGCCCGCGATTATCCAGGAAAGGTGGTCCGTGAGTTTGGGCTGATGAGTAGCGCCGGTGTTCTGATCGCCTATGGTGCCTATCCGGACACCTATTTACCGGAGCAAAACGACTCCATCGTAAAAGAGCTGGTGGTGAGCTTTGCCATGCCTCTAGTTCACGCTGAGAGCGTGGTACTGGCGATTGATCCGAATGTATCGGTATTGACGATTGAAGAAGCGGACGCCCGTTATCTTTTCAGGAAGGGCGACACGGCGACGGGCGATCTGGGCGCGCCAATGTTCCAGGCAAATGGCACAAGCGGCGTGCCGGAAGGTTCTGGCATGTATAAGGATCAGTTAAACAACCACGCCCCGTTTTATTCGCCTGATTATCAATGGCCCGTTAATTCTGGGGGGGCGTATGTTCCCCTGGTGAAGGGGCGCGGGACAAGAAAAGCCAAGGGATGGCCAACGGCCGTTAGCTTTGGCTATCTCATGCCCGGCGTTGATATGCACGCCCATCCGGTTATCCATGCAATTGGCGACAGTGGCCAGGAATGCATATGGGAGTTTGATACCCAAACCGGAGGCCTAAGAAGTAAAGCCGGGACGTTTGCGATAGAAGAACAGCAACCGATTGTGCCGCTGCCGTTTTCGGGTGATTCCCCGCCGCCTAGCCATGCCTTAATGCTGGGACAGGCCTTTGATAAAAACGCCTATCCGCGCACGGCGCAGGCGTTCCCGTCGGGTGTTTTTCCCGACATGCGAGGCCGGACCATTTTGGGGAAACCGGATGATCGCGGCCCGTTATCGTTGGCTGATGGTGAGGTTAAGAGTCACGGCCACGGCGGAGAAGTAGGAGCGGCAGACCTGGGCAGTAAAGAAACGACGCAAGCCGGGGCGTTTCAACCGCGCTTACGTTCGTATAACTCCAATACCGCCCTTGATGGGGGATGGAGTGAGCGGCACACCCTCCAACAGGATCGGGACTATGGCGATCGCAATCTGAATATGATTGAGCCAATCCCCAATCACTCCCACTGGGTAGATATTGGCTGGCATGGTCATACGCTGCGTATTGATGCGTTTGGGGCTGCGAGGAACACCGTTGATAACATTGCATTTAACTACATTGTGAGGCTGGCATGACAGAGAGCTTTGAGTTTTCGGATATTCCCCGTTGGGTATGGGTTTACCGCTTTGACGATGCCGGCATTTTTACCGGTTCCCTCAATTTTTACGTGGCGCCGCACACGGGACTCCCGGCCAATTGTACCCCGTTGAAGTGCAACCCGAAGGCGGGACAGGCGGGCGTATGGGACGGCACGAGCTGGACGTATATTCCCGATGTGCGCGGATCCACCTATTGGGATCAGCGTGGCAATCAGTTTGTCATGATGGAGCTGGCCGCGCTGCCTGAATGGGCTGTGACCGTCGCGCCGCCGGCTGCAGAACCTGGCCATGCGGTTTTGTATACGGGGGACGCCTGGCAGCAAATTGAAGACCGGACCGGGCAGACCTATTTCACCGCTGACGGTCGCCCCCAGGCAGTGCCCGACGCCTATTTTATATTGCCTCCTGACTGCACATTTACGGCGCCAGCAACGCCCTGGGACCAGTGGGACGGTGAGCAGTGGGTAACAGATACCGCCGCCAAACAGCTGGCCGCTGTAGAGCAAGCCGCGCAAACCCGGCAGCGGTTGCGGCAGCAGGCAGATCAGCAGATTGAATTGCTTAGCGACGCTGCAGAGACAGGAATGAGCGAAGAGGGCGACGATCAACGCCTGGCCAACTGGAAAAAATACCGCGTGCTGTTAAGCCGTGTTGATATCGGCCAGGCCCCCGATATCCCCTGGCCCGCGTTGCCAGCCTGATGAACAACCCCCCTGACCGCCGCCGGCGGTTTTTTTATGCCTGGAGATAACAATGGCAGATTTACATGGTGTGGAAACAATAGAGCTGAATATCGGCTCGGTAGCCGTGACAACCATTCAGACCGCGATTATCGGGCTGGTGGGTACGGCGCCAAACGCGTCTAAAGGGACGGTAGCAAGCCGGACTACGGGCACCCCGTTACTGGATAATGAATTGACATTTAAAGCGACGGAGCCGGGTCGCCTGGGCAATCAGTACAGCGTTAAGGCAGCCGCCGGCGCTGCAGAGGCGAAAACTTCGGCCAGCTATGCGGCCGGCGTACTGTCGATCATCCTCGGCGCGGATACTGAGGGCGTGATAACAGCGACCGCTGCCGAGGTGGCTGCAGCGGTGAAAGCCGTGGCTGATAGCAAAATCATTGCCGTTGAAACCACGGCCCCGGGGATTGTGGCGCCATTCACTGCCCTGTTAGCCGGCGGGACGGATGAGCCGTTTCCGCTGAATACTCCGGTGGCCGTTGTTGGCGGCACACAGTTAAGCGCCCTTGGCGCCGGCGGCTCCCTGGGCGAGGCGATCACTGACATCACCGACCAAACGAACGCACTGATCATTGTCGTGCGTGCGGCGGATAAAGCGGAAGGTAAAGCCGCTGCCGTGCTGAGTACGGAAAAAGGGGTGAAGTTAACGACCGAAGGCGGGGCGAAATTGCTCACAGAGCAGAAATTTGCCGTAGAGCCGGACATGCGGGCCAGCCTTATTGCTGCTATGGCCGCCTGGTCATTAAGCGAGTCGATCACCCGTTACCGGCCGCGTATTTTGATTGCCCCGGGATTCAGTGAAGACGACGCGATCGGGAAGGCGCTGGAAACGGCCGCAAACAAATTGCGCGCGGTGGCTTATGTTGATTGCGAGTCGATGGCCACGGCTCAGGAGGTTGTCAGCCGCCGTCAAATGTATGGCGCCCGGGTAGAACTGTTACGCCCGCGTGTCTCGAAAGTGAAAGCCAACGGTGAAATCACCTTTCGCCCTTATTCCGCGTCGGCTGCCGGCCTGCGCGCGCGGATTGATTTAGAAAAGGGCTGGTGGTGGAGCAAGTCCAATCAGGCGATCGCGAACATCCTCGGCGTTGAACAAGTGGACGAGTTTATCCTCGGCGATCGTAACTGCCAGGCCAACTTATTGAACATGGAAAACGTTACGACCATTATCCGCCGTGATGGCTTTCGGCATTGGGGGAACCGCCTGTGTATCCAGGATCCGCAATGGCAGTTTGAATCGGTGCGCCGTACTGCTGACGTTATCGAGGACAGCATTCAGGAGACGGCTTTGCTGTATGTCGATCGGCCGCTCGACCTGGAGAATGTCGATGACATTCTGGGCACGATTAACTCCTATATGCGCACGCTGACCAAGCTCAAAGCCATTTTTGGCGGCCGGGCCTGGCTGGATGAGGAACTGAACACCGCCGAAACCCTGGCGGCCGGTGAGGTCTATATCGATTATGACTTTGGGCCGAAATCACCGACAGAACGGATCACGATGCGGGTTCGCATTAACAACCAATATGCAGTAGAGGAGCTGGGGACGGTATGAGCGATAAAGCAACGGTAAGAGCCTGGACATTTTTTGCTGGTGGTTTTCGTATCCAGGGCGCGCATGAGTACACGCCGCCGGAGCTGTCGATCGTCAAAACAGACCTGCGCACCGGCGCGCAGGATGCCCCCACGCCGATGGATGATGGCATGGAGGCGCTAACCTGCCAGATCAAGTTTTACGGCATCGATACGGACATGCTAACCCGCTTTGGTTTTGTGACGGGCAATCGCAATCGCTTTGCGGCCTATGAGGGCTATCTCAGCAATGGCCGCGCACTGGGGGCGATTGACGAGATAGAGGGATTTGTTTCGAAAATTACGCCTGACGCCCGGGATAACCAGGCACTGTCAGAAAAGGCGACCACGGTCGAAATCGCGATCAATTACTACAAACAAACGTTTGAAGGCCGCGAGCTGTTCGAAATCGACACGGAGCGCTTTATTCGCCGTGTGAATGGCGTGGATCAGTTGCGCGGCATTGCCACCAAAATCCGCCTTTAATCCTTAATCATCCTCGCTATCAAGCGGCCCCCGGGCCGCTTTTTTATTGGAGCTATTTATGAGTTATCCCGCCAACAAACAAGAGATCACTTTCTATTCCCCGCTGACCCTCGAAGACGGCAGCGCGCTTACCCGTGTTTTCATGCGGGAGCCGCTGGTGCGGGACCGTATCGAGTTCTCCCGGATGAAAGGGAATGACCTGGAGAACGAGGTGGCCATGATCGCCAACCTTTGCGATATGAACGTAAGGGACGTAGAGAACCTAACCTCGGCGGACTTCTCCCAGTTGGAGGATATGTTTAACGATTTTTTGCTACCGCCCGAAAAGCGGGAGAAATCGACATCCAGCGAGGCCTAAGGCTACTGGGACGCCGGCTGCATTACACGCTGGGCGACTGGCTGAACATGCCTTTCAGCGTGTTTAGTGATTTTCTGGTGCTTGAAGTGGAGATAATCAATCGTGGCCGGACTTAGCCAAAAATTAAAGGCCGTTATCAGTTTCGGCGGCAATATCGACTCTTCCTGGGGCCGGTCTACGGACGGTCTGAAAAAAGGGCTGAGTTCTGTCGAAAAACAGTCTGAGAAGCTGACCAAACAACAGAAGGCCCTGGCTTTAGAAATGAAGCAGGCCAAATTAGCCGGCAAGGACATTGCCGGTTTAAAACGGGACTATGCCGGCGTTACGCGCGAGATAAAAAAAGCGGATGCCGCGCAGGTGGCTTTAAATCGTGACCTGCAGCGCGCCGAACGGCTGCGCCGCTTTGGGTCTGGTGCTAAAACGGCGGCCGGCCGAACGTTGAAAGCGGGGATCGGGATGACCCTCGGCGGCGGAGCGCTGGCGGCAGCGGCCGGCGCCATACTTTCCCCGGTAAATATGAACGCCCGGACCGCTGAATCGGTCGGCAAGGCGAGAACTTACGGCGTGGGCATCGAGACGTATAACGCCTGGGACAGTTTCGGGAAACAGATGGGGCTGAATGGGGAGAACTTTGGGGACCTCCTGGAGGAGCTAAAAAACAAGGCCGGCGAATACAAGGCGACCGGGGAGCAATCCTCGCTTAACGATGCTTTCAAGATGCTGAAATTTGGCGCCGGCGATTTTGCCGGCCTGACCAATGAGCAGCAGTTTGAAAAAATTATGGAGCGCGCCCTAATGCACAAAGACGAGCAGGAGGCGGCGTCCGCGGTCGATATGCTGATGGGGGGCGAGGCCAATAAAATCCTAACGTACATGCGCCTGACTGGCAAAAGCTACAAGGAGATGATGGATCAGCAGAAGCGTTACAACCTGGTCACGAAGGAGGGCGCTGATGGCGCCATTCGCGGCAATATTGCTTTCAGTAATCTGCGCAGCGTGTGGGGATCGGCCGTGGAGGAAATCGCCGGCAAGCTGGGCGGTTCGTTGGCGCCGAAAGTGACGCAACTGGCGGATGAGCTTTCCGCCTGGTTCAAAAATGGCGGCATAGAAATTATCTCCACCACGATCAGGAACAAATGGATCCCGAACCTGGTGGAGTTCGCCAACGGCATCATGACTGTCACAAAGTTGTTTCTGGCCATCGCCAGAAAATTAGCCTGGCTGTTGCCCGATGAGCAGAGCGACAAAAAAGCCATTGTGCGTTCTCTCGGTAAAGGGGATATCGAGGGAGCGCGTGATTTTGCCCAAACGCGGGGCCAGTCTGCCTGGCTGGAATCCATTTTGAAGGACCCGGAGAAGCAGAAGGCACTGCAGGGCATTTACAGCGATGCGCAATATTCATTGTCCAGCGAGCGGATTATGAGTCCTGGTGCGTATTGGGATAAGGCCGACGATCGGATGCTGGCCGCTATCGGGGAAACTGACAAAGGTGATGATCCGCTAGAAGGGGCCTTTTCTTTCCTGTCTTCACTGACCAATCAAGGTGCCGCTGGCGACAAGCCTGCGATGACAGACAATCGCCGGCAAGAGGTCAATATGACGGTGATTGCTCAACCTGGCCAGGATGCGCAGGCGGTGGCGGATAGCGCGGTGTCGTCAATGAAAAATATGGATGTATTCAACGGCAACAATGCAATGCATGACCCAGCGGAGGCCTGGTAATGGTGGACATTATCGGCACGATCACGGGCGCCTATGATGCACGGCGGCCGGCGGACAGCGCCAGCATTATGATGATGCTCGGCACCTTTGAATTTTCTATCGACACGGCGACCTATAACCAGTTGACGCGGGAAGCCCGTTGGCGCTGGAGTGAGCAGGAGCGGATCGGCAAACAGGACTTGCTGCAGTACACAGGGAAATCCGCCCGGACGGTCAAAATGGACGGGGAGGCGCATTCCCAGTTTCGAAACGGTGTGGCCAGCATTGATACGCTTTATGACCTGGCCGACAAGGCCGAGCCTCAACAACTGGTGAGCAGTGCCGGTGATGTGTTGGGCTGGTGGGTTATTACCGATTTTACCGACACGACGCCGGCGTTTTTGCCTGGCGGCGCTCCTCGCAAGAAAACCTACTCGATCACGATAAAACACTATGCCGACGAATTATCTAACCCGTGAGGGTGACGTACTGGATGCCGTCTGTGCGGCCCACTACGGCACAGAGAACCTTTCGCAGACCGTTGTAACGGTTTTAGACGCTAATCGCGAACTGGCGGCGCTGGGGGCTGTTTATCCGGCAGGGTTAATCATCACCCTGCCGGACATAGAGACACCAACGCCCGAATCACCGATCCAGCTATGGGATTAACCGATGCAACAAAAACAGCCGGCCGAATTCCGGCCAGAATTCCGCATTATTGCGGAGGGGCAGGATATAACCGCGATCATTCGTGAAAACCTGGTGGATATCAGCTTAACGGACAACGGCGGCGCCACAGGCAAAACTGACGAGCTGCAAATTACCCTCCTGTCGGAAACGCTAAAACTCCCGCCCAAAGGCGCCCGCCTGAGTGTTGCCCTGGGCTTTAATGGTCAGTTGGTCGATAAGGGCTGGTTTGTGGTGTCTGGCCGCGCCAGTAGCGGGCCACCGCGCAAGATCCAGCTTTACGCCACATCGGCCCCAATGAACGCGCAAAAACAGCCAGGTGATGTACAGAGCCAGAAAAGCCGCAGCTGGGACGGCGTGACGCTGGGGGACATTGTGAAAACGGTGGCAACTGATAATGGCCTCATCCCCAAAATAGCCACGCAGTTGGCCAGCATCGCGATAGAACACATTGACCAGGTGAGAGAGTCCGATGCGGCGCTTATGACCCGCCTGGCGCGTGCGCATAACGCGGTAAGCAAGGCCGCCGGCGGTTATTGGTTGTTCCTGGAACAGGGGGAGGCGACAACCGCCAGCGGTGGCGCCCTCAGTAACGTAACGATAACCCAGGAGGCGCTATCCTCGTGGAGCTATTCAGATGGCCAGCGTGGGGCCACAACGGGAAAACCGGCGAAGACGGCAGACGGTAAGGGCAAAAAAGGCAAAGTGAGCGTTGCCTATTTCGATCCCGCCGATGGTCGCACTAAAACCCAATCGCTGGAGCATGACGGGCCAGACCAGGCCAACCCCTTCACGCAGCCGAGCAAGGCCCAGGCGGACAGCAGCGCCAAGTCAAAAATGACGCAGGCCAACAGGAACGAAAGGCGAATGACACTAAGCGGCCCGTGCCGGCCGCAGTATGTGCCGCTGACTGCAGAGGCCAGGATAACAACGGCGGGATTTGGTGAGGAGGAGGATCGCACCTGGTTAATCGAGTCCCTGGCGTTCTCGTTGAGCAGCTCAGGCCTTGCGATGGCGTTTAACCTGGTCACTGATATTAAGGCACCTGCAGAGAGCAAAGCGAAAGCGGCGAAGAAAGAAAAAAAATCCGATGGCATTGGCTATTTTGATAATAAATCTGAGAGTAAGGGATAAGTAATGGGGCATTTAAAGCATGTTAAAATGGCGGCGCAGTTAAAACAGGTGGATGCAATGCAGTCGTTGCCTGAATTATCTCTACCATTATCAAAACTCCCGTCGGTTGAAGTGCTCACCAGCGCGGCATTGATTCCTGTTGTTCAGGCGGGAGAAACGCGTACAGCCGTGATTGAACAAATCGCAGCGATTATCCCTGCAGGTAAAGATGGTGCACCGGGAGAGGTTGGGCCTCAGGGCCTACAAGGTGAGAAAGGCGACAAGGGGGATGTAGGCCCAGCCGGGTCGGCAGGTAAAGATGGCACTGACGGTTCTCCAGGAGATAAAGGAGAAAAAGGCGATGCGGGTGAACGGGGGCCACAGGGTGAAAAAGGAGACTTATCCGGATTAACGCGTGCGGTTGATACTGTTAGCTGGCTATTTGAATGCTCCGACGATAAGGCGGCAGCACTTGCAAGCGGTCACTTTGGGGCTGGGGTGTATTGGAAATCGACGTATACGCTGCGAAAGGCCGATGCAGGTATTGTCAATATACCAGTTCAGGTCAGAGCTAAGAATATGCCTTGCTTGGAAGATGGGTCATTGGTTCCCCACCAAGTGTTTGTCGGAGATGTTAAATCCAAAAATAATGCCACACCCACAGTAGAGGTTTGGCTGGTTTGTTCGTCGATGCCGACGCATACGATAAAGCTTACCGAAGGCACCATCACAAAAATGCAGCGAGGAAATGATCCCGGCGTGAATTACGGCTTGCCTGAATACCCCATTGCTCCAGAAGGTGAACCGACAATTTCCCCAGCGGGAACGATTACGTATTTTTATTAG